GCAAAACATTTAATTGATACAGATGAGTATAGAAAAATTTTTCCCACAAAATTACAAGAAGATTCTAAAGCTGCAGGTCGTTGGGAAACGAATCAAGGGGGCGAATATTTTGCAACAGGTGTGGGTGGTGCTGTGACAGGTCGTGGTGCGGATCTATTTATTATTGATGACCCTCACTCGGAGCAAGATGCGATGAACATGAATTCCTTTGAGAGAACTTGGGAATGGTATACCTCTGGTCCTCGTCAGCGTTTACAACCTGGTGGTAGAATTATTTTGGTGATGACGAGATGGAACACAAAAGATTTAACAGGAATGCTGCTCAAAGCTCAAAGTGATCCTAAAGCAGATCAATGGGAGATTATAGAATTTCCAGCAATCCTACCAAGCAATAAACCTGTATGGCCAGAGTATTGGAAGTTGGATGAATTACAAACGGTTAAAGCTTCGCTGTCCGTGAGCAAATGGAATGCTCAGTATCAACAAAATCCCACGGCAGAAGAGGGGTCTATCATTAAACGAGAATGGTGGAGGGTGTATGAAGGCGAAGAACTTCCTGCTCTACATCATGTGATACAAAGTTATGATACAGCTTTTATGAAGAAACAAACAGCAGACTATTCAGCTATTACAACGTGGGGAGTCTTTTATCCGACCGAGGACAGCGGACCAAACTTGATTTTGTTAGATTGTGTGAAAGATAGATTTGAGTTCCCGGAACTCAGAAGAGTGGCTAAAGATCAATATGATTATTGGAAACCTGAAACGGTGATCGTGGAAGCTAAGGCATCAGGACTGCCTTTGACATATGAATTACGAAAAATGGGAATACCGGTTTTAAACTTTACACCTAGTAAAGGAAATGATAAACATACAAGGGTGAATTCTGTAGCTCCTATCTTTGAAGCAGGACAAGTGTGGGCACCAGATAAAAAATTTGCAGATGAAGTTATAGAGGAATGTGCTTCGTTTCCTTATGGCGACCATGACGATTTAGTAGACAGCACAACTCAAGCTGTCATGAGATTTAGACAGGGAGGATTTATTGAACACCCAGACGACCAAGAAGATGAACCCTTACCTCACCAACAAAGGACGTATTACTAATGGCTGAAATAGATAAAGCATTACCAAATGAAAATTTAAATCTTGAGGAAGAAGATCAAGAAGTTTTTGTAGAAGAAACAAAAAAAGATACAGGTCCTGTTGACATCACAGAAATGGAAGATGGTGGAGCAGAAATTAATTTTGATCCGAATGCCACAGAACCCATGGATGCCGGAGAACACTTTTCTAATTTAGCAGAAGTTTTACCTGATGCAATTTTAGATCCAATTGGGTCGGAACTTTCTTCTAAGTTTGAAGATTACAAATCATCAAGATCGGAGTGGGAAAAAGCTTACACCGATGGTTTAGATTTATTAGGATTTAAATACGAAAACAAAAGTGAACCGTTTCGTGGTGCAAGTGGAGCGACTCATCCTGTTTTAGCAGAGGCCGTAACACAATTTCAATCACTTGCTTATAAAGAATTACTACCGTCAAATGGACCTGTGAGAACACAGGTTGTCGGTAAAGATGACATGGCAAGAAAAGATCAAGCGGAACGTGTGAAAGAATTTATGAACTATCAGATCATGCATGTCATGAAAGAGTATGAAGCAGACTTTGATCAAATGTTATTTTACTTACCTCTTGCAGGATCTACTTTTAAAAAAGTTTACTATGATCAATTATTAAATAGAGCTGTATCAAAATTTATTCCTGCAGATGATTTAGTCGTACCTTACTCAGCAACAAGTTTAGACGAAGCAGACACAGTTATTCATGTTGTAAAGATTTCAGAGAATGATTTACGCAAGCAGCAAGTCAATGGTTTTTATAGAGATATAGAACTTTCAACAGGTTATGATGGAGGAAGTTCAGACTTAAAAAGTAAAGAAAGAGAACTCGAAGGAGTTAAAGCAAGTGGTCAAAATGAGGACATGTATACTCTTTTAGAGTGTCATGTAAACCTAGACCTAGAAGGTTTTGAAGATATGAATCCTCAAAGTGAGGAACCTACAGGAATTAAGTTACCTTACATCGTCACAATCGAAGAAGGTACAAATGAAGTTTTATCTATTAGAAGAAATTTTGCACAAGGAGATCCTTTAAAAAAGAAAGTTGATTACTTTGTGCATTTTAAATTTTTACCGGGTTTAGGTTTTTATGGCTTTGGTTTAATTCATATGATCGGTGGATTGTCTCGAACTGCTACAGCAGCACTAAGACAATTACTAGACGCTGGAACTTTATCGAACTTACCTGCAGGATTTAAGATGCGTGGTATTCGAGTGAGAGATGATGCACAGCCACTACAACCTGGTGAGTTTAGAGATGTTGATGCGCCCGGAGGAAACTTAAGAGATTCTTTTATGCCATTACCCTTTAAAGAACCTTCACAAACTTTACTTACTTTAATGAGTACAGTCGTAGCTGCTGGTCAGCGTTTCGCTAGCATTGCAGACACGCAAGTGGGTGACGGTAATCAAGGCGCTGCCGTAGGAACGACAGTAGCATTATTAGAACGTGGATCTCGTGTGATGTCAGCTATTCACAAGAGACTCTATTCAAGTTTAAAACAAGAATTCAGTTTATTATCTAAAGTCTTTAGTTTGTATCTTCCTCCTGAATACCCTTACGATGTTGTCGGTGGACAACGCAACATCAAACAAACAGACTTTGATGATAGAGTAGACATCTTGCCAATTGCGGATCCGAATATTTTCTCCCAAACGCAGCGTATATCTATAGCTCAAACGGAACTGCAAATGGCAATGTCTAATCCTAAACTACACAACCTTTATCAAGCGTATCACAACATGTATTCTGCTTTAGGTATTAAAGATATAAATGCTATACTACCACCCCCTGTAAAACCTACACCAATGGATCCGAGTATGGAACATATACAGGCTATGAGTCAAAAAAGTTTTCAAGCTTTTCCAAAACAAGACCATAGATCTCACATTGACGCTCACTTAAACTTTATGGCAACAAATATGGTCAAAAATAATCCGTTAATTTCTTCTTTAGTGTTTAAAAACGTGCTCGAACATATAAGTTTAATGGCACAAGAGCAAATTCAAATAGAATTTGCAGAAGATTTAATGAAATTACAACAAATGCAGATGCAAATGCAACAAAACCCACAAATGGCACAACAAATGGCGCAAAATCCTGAATTACAACGTATACAAGTGACTATTGAAGCTAGAAAAGCAGTATTAATTGCAGATATGACTAAAGATTTTATGCAAGAAGAAAAGAAAATTGCAGATGACATGAACAAAGACCCTCTTATCAAACTAAAAGCTAGAGAAGTAGATTTAAAAGCAAAAGAAGAAGCTAGAAAAGAAAAAGAAGGGGAAGAAAAATCTGAATTAGATAGATTAAGATTAATTTCTAATAGACAACTTGCCGAAGATAAGTTAGAACAGAGTGATGAACATCAAAAACTTCGAGCAGGTGTTAGTTTGGCAAAATCAGGTATTCAAAAAATGACAATGGTAGATGTAGATGGGCAGTAAAGCTAAAACATCACAGCAACAAGGTAAAAAAGGGATCTTTGGAATGGGTCCTGGTCAGTCTATGGCCATGGCAGGTAATACTGGATTAGCTACCATGGAACAAAAACAAGCAGAACAAATACAACAAGGATTAAAAAACTTAGGGCAACCTTCAAGTTTTAAATCGATTGGACAAAATGTTGATGAAGTTGGTTCTAAGTATCGAAGACCAGCAGATGTAGATTCCTACGCAAGTAAAATGCAACTATTAAACCAAGCTTTAGATGCAGGAGCTAAAACTTTTACAGGACCTGATGGTATACAAAGAGTTAATTTTAATAACACCGGAATTAAAAATGATCTAGGTCAAACTATTTTATCAACACAAATTCCTAATTTAAACGCAATGGCTCCAACTCTAAGACAACTTGGTGGTGATATGTCAAGAGCCTTCACAGGTTATAATAGTTTGCAATACACAGATCCTAATAAATTAGGTATTAATAAAATGGAAATGGTTAAAACTGAAGGATTAGCTGATGTTTTAGCAAAAGCAGCAATACCGGGTTCAATGGCGTTTAACATATTAAAAGATTTATATGCAAAAGGAAGAAATTTATTTCTTCCAGAGGAAGAAGAAGAAGCAAAAGTAGATATTTTTTCTAGTGGTGCCGATGCAACAGGTGGAACTTTTGTACCTCCGACTTTTTCAGAACAAGATTTAAGAGCATTACC